TAGCCATCAGGTAGGTTTATCACATCAGTACTACCTCACCGAAGGGGGCATCACCCTCATCAGTGGATACCCACAGTACAGGATAGCTTGGTGCATCACCGAAGTCGTCACAACACAAGTCGGTCAAGAACACACAGGCTACTGGTTCAATGTCATGTTCAGCGAAGTACTGAAACACAGGGCTGAAGGCAGTACCACCACCACCGTGGGCACGGATGTCTAAGGTGTCATCTCTGCCATACGATTCGTAGTGTGATACCTCACTGTCGAAGTACACCACATGGATACGGGTGGGGTTGCCATCTTCCTTGATAGCGTTAATCTCACCTGCAAACTGGGCAAGAACTCTATCGTCAATCGAACCTGAGCAGTCAACTGCAATGGCTATCTCACCGAGTGATTCACCACTTGCACTGGGCAAGTACAGTCCTTGTGACGAGAACCTGCGGTTCGGTCTAGCGAATGAGCGTTGGTCACTCTTGCACTTCTCAACGAACTTACGAAGCACATCTCGCCAGTCAACCTTAGGTGCAAGTACCTCACCGACTAAGCGTTCAAGTCCTGCACTCATCTTGCCCATCATCTTGGCGGCTTGTGCCGCTTGTGCTACTCGCACCTTCCACTCGGCTTGTTGTTGTGCTTGTTCAGCAGGGCTACCGCCACCATCTGCGCAGTCATCCATTGCTTCAGTACCATCACCACCTGAGCCGTCATCGGGTTCATCGGGCAACAAGTTGTAGATACCATCGGTGCTACCGCCACCTGCTTTGTACAGTTGTGGGTTAAGCAGTCCGAAGGATGGCATCTTGCCGATGCCTTCATCAGTCAGCAGTTGGTTAATCACATAGTCACCTGCCTTGTTCCACCGCTTGTGTTGGCGTTCACCTCTACGGAAGTTGTGTTCAAGCATGGGGTGAAAGCACTCGTGTGCTACTACGAACTTGCGTTCCTCATCACCGAAGCTATCCATGAAGCGAGGGTTGTAGCGTATCTCCTTGCCATTGGTCATGGCAGTACGGATACTGTGGTCAGCTACGAACGGCATGTTCAATGCGATGTTGCCGATGAAGGGATGCTCAAGTACCAATGCGGTACGGGCTTTGGCAAGCAGTCGGTCAATGCGCTTGAGGTCTGCATCGCTCATCGGTTCGCAGTCTGCATGGTTGGGTACGACTGAGGTCATATCAAATTCCTTTCATGAATACGGACATCTTGTCCATGATTTGCTTGGCTTCTACTGCCGTGTCACGGCGTAGGTCGGGGTCATTGCGTAAGGCATCAGGGTGTTTAATCAACGCACCTTCTACCTGTACACGCAGTGCTTCTAGGTCAGGGTCATCCATGAAGTTCAAGCGGGGCAGTAGGGCACACAGTTCCTTGGTGTTCTCCACAAGGGTGTCACGGAAGATTGCCTTGGGGTCAGCTAACTTCTCAGCCATGTGCTTGACTCGTTCGTACAACCTACCCCATACCTCCTTCATAGCTACAGTCTGTGCTTCTGCAACCCTACGCTCAACATCTTCTTGGATGCGTGTCAACTCATCGGATGCAATGCTCACTCGGAAGTCGGTCGATGGCACTGGGAAGATAGCCATGTCCATCTTGAACTTCCGTGCTATCTCCTGCTCATCGGGGTAGTCTGCATCGTTGTACAGTCCGTTGAGTAAACGCTTTGCATCCAGTCGCAACTGGTCGTAGTTCGCAATGAACTGGTCTACAAGGTACTGCCATTCAGCTTTCTCCTTACGGAAGTCAGTCATGAAGGCAAGGTAGTTGGCAGAGGGAAGCATCTGCGTACCCTCCATACCCCACGGCAATGTGTTCTCGTAGAACTTACTGCGAATGTGGGTAGTTTTCTTGTGTACATGGTCAAGCAGGTCATTGGCAGGAAGCAATGCCTTGTTGAACCTACCTGCTTGGGTCGATGTGCCGTAGGTGTTGGCAACATCTTGGGTTGCCTTCTTGTCGTACTTGCGGGCAGTCCATTGGGATACGGATAACTGCACAAGCAATGCTCTGTCATTCAGATTCATAGTCGTCACTCCTTCTGTTGGTGAGGGGCATGTGCCCCTCGGTTGGTTAATCAGAACAAAACATCTTGGTGTTTCATTGCCCACTTGGTAAACGCTTGCGTGTTAGCCAGTTCGGGTTTCTTGCGTGAGGCATAGGACACAGTGAGCACACTGAAGTCAGCAGGCATACGCTCTGCATAGGTACACACTCGTTCAAAGTTGCCTTCAGTTGCTCGCTCTGCCAGTGCACCACTCAGGGCATACAAGGTGGCAGGGTCAGCAGGTACATCAGCAGTAGTCGGGTTCATCAGGACTGCATCAGGGTTGGGTAGCTTACGGAAGATACGCAGAAAGCCTACGAACTCAGCCGCCGCACCTTCACCCACTGCACCCTTGAACATCTCGAACTCAGCATCAGCAGGGCATACACCGAGAATGTCGGACACACCTTCAACCCATGAACGAGGTGTAGCATTTTGGTCACGCTGAGCATCGAAGTCATGAAGCAATGCAGGGCGGAAGCGAATAAAGCTAATCACCTCAGGCTTGACATCGTTGTCAAGTGCCCATGTAGTCCAGTCATCGAGGTGGGTTTCCAACTCGACCACAGTCTCACGATTGCGAAGGTGGGATAGCACTCGGTTAGCACCTGCTCGGTCTGCTTGTCGGTTGCCAGTGGAGATGACCTGCCACCCATCAGGCATTGGTGTGCCGTGCAGAGTACGGGCTTGGCAGATGTTGGCTAGGACTTTCTGCAAGTCAGCGTTGGCTTGGTTGCGGTCATCGAACAACAGGATGCCACGCTCAGGGGCTTTACCCTTAACTGGAAACCAGTCAGGCAGTTTGTATTCAAGCCCGTTGCCCTCTTTGGGGAACAAGATACCGAAGTCCTCGACAAGCATGGTTGGCATGTGTCGTTCGATAACTGGGATGTCAAGTTCCTTGGCAACTTCATGCACGATGGTTGTCTTACCACCACCGGGGCTACCCTCGATACAGAGTGTTCGTTGGATTGGGAATGTGGACTTGATGGTGTCCTTAAGTAGTGAGGCTCGCATGTCAGTTTCCTTTGTAAAGTTTATGGTCAATGCCGTATGTCACGAAGTACACACCAGTTTCTTGTGTCAACTTAGTGCGATATGTTCGTGCCGCTTGCTTGTCAGCAAAGTACATTGGTTGTTTGTCATCAGTGCGGACAAGTTGTCCACGGCTATCTCGAAGGGCGAATAGTCGCTTCATGGTTTACTCCTTAGGGGGAAAGTTGATAAATACACATTCGTGCAAATGCACATTGCCTTTGGCATCGGTATAGCTTTCGCCACACCCTGCCATCCACTCGATGGCTAACACTGCCATGAAGGTACAAAAGAGCACCATCACTACGGCAGTGAACAACCATCGAAGGATTCGTTTGAGTATCGAGTCATTGACTGATACTCCCATTGGTCTAATACGGCTCGGCTTCATGACATCAAGTAGGCGGCTAAGCCACCCATGATTAAGCCATAGAGCATCCATAAGATGTATCGTTTAAAGCGGTTCATGTTGTCCTCTTTGGGTTAAGTTGTTTGAGTTGATTGGGGTCGGTGATTAGCTCATACCCCTGCTTGTTGTTGCAAGCCACTGTAAACTTGCGTTGCTTGGCTACTTCCTCACCACACCGCATACAGGTGGGTCTTGCCATGTTGCGGCGTTGAGGTTCAACTCTCACGGCGTAGCAGTTGGTACAGATGGGAAGGTGGTAGTCCTCCATGATTAAGCCTCCATAGGTTCGGTGGTTAAGATGCGCTCTTTGGCAATAGACTGAAAGCCGTTGTTGGCTAGGCGTTGCATCCATCGTGTTGACAGTAGGATGGGGCGTACACCCATCGGTCTAGCTTGCGACTTGTGCTTTGAAGTTGTACGACTGTACTTGTCCTCGTTCTCAAACCACATGCCATTGGCATAGATGTACATGGGGTAATGGGTGTCGAAGCTATACACTGTGTAAACTTCTTGGTCTGCATCCATCAGCGAGTAGATGCCGTAAAGGTTACTCCCCTTGAAGGGTTCACGCTTCTCGACATATGGTCGGCAACTGCTATTGGCTACACGAGGTAAGCCTACAAGGTCTGATTGGTTCATATCATCCTCCAATAAGTTGTAGAAAGGGCAGAGGGGTTACCTCTGCCTTGGTGTGTCAAGTTAGAACAACTTGGCTTTAGGTGCATTGGATACTGCACCTTCTTGCATAATCTCCAAGCCTTCAAGTGTTTCGCACTTGATGTACAGAGCACCACCTGCTTGTGGTGGGGCTACTACCTTAAAGGTACTGTTCTTTACACTACCACTGACACTCTGTACCTCAAAGGCACTGAATGTGCCGTTCTCATTGACCTTCTTGGCTACTACCTTAATGGTGAAGGTAACAGGCTTGATGGACTTTTTCACTGTTGCTTGCATAGCATACTCCTAAAGTTGGTTAAGTTTACATTACATCTTTGACACCACAGCGGTGTTGCTGGGGTCAGGGACAGATTGCCACGCTCGGCGGAAAACGCAAACACAGGCTGGGCAAGGCTTGGCGGGTGAGCGAGCACTAACTTCGGAGGGTCGGCTGAGTTAAGTAATTTTACAAGGTCACGCTACAATCCATCACCGCGAGTAACAGATACAAGAACAACTGTCAAATACAAAACTTAGATTATTAGGAATACCTAAAAGAATCAACAACTTACGGCGGAATAATCTAACTAATCTAAAAAATCTTGTAAGGTTATGGTGACAAAACGCAACAACTTGCACCCGCCTTCCTTAACTTTACAGTCTTACCCCTAGATGAAAGGGTATATGCGTGAATCAGATAGATTATTTAGATTATTTAGATTATTTAGATTAACTCTACTACAGAATGGCTTAAACCCGCATGAATACTGGCTTCCAGCGTGTCAAGTTATACCTTACAACAATCTAAATGGGCCGTATGTCTTAGATTGCTCATGGATTAAAGCGTTGTGCCCCTTCATTACTTTACATCTATGCGCTGAACTTGTCATGGCTGCACCCCCCGGCGTATGGTTTATATATTATATACATAGAATGTAAAGTTTAGGGCACAAAAAAACCCACCTTTCGGTGGGCTTGGGGTTAGAACAGTGCCATTGCCAGCCACAACAGTATGTAAAGTACTGGTGCAATGATGATGGCTGCTACTTCGGGGTGGTTCTCACAGAACTTTTCCATGTTATCTCCTGTAAAGCAGGGGATTTCTCCCCTGCTGTGGTTTACTTCATCGTGATTCGGACATCCTGCATTGGGATTCCGTCGTCTATCAACTCTTGCTGGAACTGGAGGGCTTGTTTGTCCCGCTTGAACCAGCGAAAGTAGATTGAATCGCCTTCTATCCACTTGACACAGAACTTGTGCAACTCTGCTTTGCGTACCTTCATCGGATTTCTCCTCATGGTTTGAAAAAGAACCCGACTGCTGTCACCAGTCGGGGTTTGGTTTAGAACAACTTACGCTTTACGGCTGTCGCCTTTGGCTCGTCGTCTGACAGTAACTGCAATCCGTCTAAGCTCAGGGCTTTGAGGTAGATTGCACCGCCTGCCATTGGGGGCACTGAGGTTTTAAACTCGTTGCCCTTGACGCTTTGCTTTACCACTTTGGCGGTTATCCCGCTTAGTGTCCCGTTCTCGTTGATACGAGTTGCTGTGATTTCAACCGTCACAGTGACGGGGGCGATAGACCGCTTAGCGGTCGGAGTGCGTTCACTCATGGTATAACTCCTAACAAGTTTTTAAAGAGCAGGTGCAGGGTTTGCACCTGCTGTCGTTGCGGAATTGCATCGACAAATTCAGATTGCCAGACTTTACAAAAATGTCAAATACGCCTGAAATCAAGGCGTTTCGATGCGTTTTGCTTTTCGTTTTGGCTTGCTTTTGGCTTGGTCAGACGGGGGGTACATGGATTGGACTTTTGACCCCCGCCCCTATATAGGTAAACCGCTTAAAGCAAGACCCAAAAAAAGGAACGTGTAAAGTTAGCTCAATCGCCTAACCTATTGACACCCAAGTAAGTTGCTGTGTTATATTGCGGACATGGATACCCTACCACTACACCACACCAAGTGGTCAGATAGGCTGGCGTTCGACATTGCCCTCACACTAGAGGGGAGCGGCGAGACCTTGCAAGAGGTCATGACACGTCACAAGATAGCCGCATCTGACATCATTGACTTCAACGCCGACCCGGTGTTCTTGAAGAAGGTCGAGCATTATCGCGGCGAGATTCAAGAGAAGGGTCTGACGTTCAAGCTCAAGGCCCGCGCCCAAGCGGAAGAACTCCTGACAACTTCTTGGATGTTGATTCACGACCCAGCCGTATCCCCCGCAGTCAAAGCCGACCTGATTAAATCCACTGTGAAGTGGGGCGGGTTAGAGCCGAAGACCGAGGTGAGTAACGAAGGCGGCGGTGGCGGAGTGCGTATCACCATCAACCTTGGCAACGACCCACGGGATGCACGAACAATTGAAGCTGATGTAGTTGAGGCCACCGATGTCCCTGCCATTGATAATTGAGAACTGCTTTACAGAGATGTATGAGGGGATGCGGGCGGCGAGGTTCGTCGCAGCCAGCGAGGCACGCAACATGGAGAACAGCCTAAGAGTGGCTGGGCAGTCTTACAAAACCAAAATCATCAAACACAAACGCAAGGGTAATAGCTACCTTGTCCTGCTAGTGGAGGCACACAGTGGCACTTGACATCAACTACACCCCACCTCCAACGGGTAAAAAATTCATGGCGTCCGACGCCAAGATGCGAGTACTGATGGGGCCAGTCGGTTCCGGCAAGTCAGTGACTTCATCGTTCGAGGTTATCCGCAGGGCGAGTATGCAAGCGCCCAACCAGCAGGGCATCCGCAGAACACGGGCGGCGATTGTCCGTGAGACTGCGCGTCAGTTGCAGGATACGACAATCAAGACATTCTTGGACTGGTTTCCACCGGGGCAGTGCGGTCAGTACATGCGCACGACCAAGACATACTTCTTCAAAGTGGGCGACATCGAGTGCGAGATTATGTTCCGAGCACTGGACGATGCAGACGACGTTGCCAACTTGAACTCCTTGGAATTGACATTCGCTTGGTTCAACGAGTGCCGAGACATTCACCCAGACATTGTTGACGCGATGTCCAAACGTATCGGGCGATTCCCGTCTGCCAAGGACGGTGGCCCGACGTGGCACGGGATGTGGGGCGATACCAACCCACCGACTATGGATACATGGTGGTACTACCAGATGGAGGGGCTTGACCCCAAAGATGGTGTGTCTGCCAACGACAACGGCTGGGATGTGTTCAAGCAACCGTCCGGTCGAAGCGTGTATGCCGAAAACGTGGAGAACTTACCCGATGGCTACTACGATACCCAAGGTCGCTCGGAAGAATACATCCGTGTCTACATCGACGGCGAGTACGGTCTGTCGTCTGCTGGTATGCCCGTCTACAAATACTTCAGACCGGACTACCACATGGGCAAGCAGAAGCTCCGCCACATCAACAACGGTGTGCGCCCTATTGTCATCGGCATGGACTTGGGACTTACCCCCGCCGCAGTCATCGGACAGCAAGACCCCAGAGGTCGGGCGCTGATACTTGGCGAGTGTGTATCGTTTGACATGGGTATCCAGCGTTTCGTGAGGACTATGCTCAAGCCTATGATTTACGAGCGGTTCGGTGGCGCACCCATCCTAGTGGTCGTTGACCCTGCGGGTGTGCAGCGGGCGCAGACCGACGAGCGCAGCGCAGTGGACATCATCAAGGCTGAGAATCTCAAGGTCATTCCGGCCAAGACCAACAACGTGTCAGCCCGACTCAACGCAGTGGACGACTATCTCATGCGTCAAGTTGACGGAGACCCAGCGTTCCTGCTCGACCCCGGGTGTACACAGCTTAAGGCCGCCATGATGGGCGGGTATCGCTACAAGCCCAAGGGCGACGGCGACATCGACAAGAACAAACACTCGCACGTTGCTGAAGCACTACAGTATCTGATGCTGCACATCGCATCTGTTGGAGAAGGACACCACATGCCGCAGCGGCGCGACATTCGCCCTGTTGCATCTGCGGGCTGGACTTGATATGATGGGGGCACTGCAAGCAGGCAGTTGTCACCTCGCCCTTTTCTCCAAGGGACTTCCCCCCGTCGAGTTCGCTCCGGGGGATTTTTTTCGCTTGCACTTTATTTTTCAGTATGTGTATACTTCCTGTCATATGCAACCTACAATATGTGGTAGGGTGTCAATCAGGAGGCTGCAATGGCAAAGGTTAAGGTAACGAAGACTTCAAAAATCTTTTCGGACAACGAGAAGATGGACAACAGTGGTCTTGCCGGAAAGCCTAGGCCAATGGAAGTCTACGCATGGAAACCTCCAGTGATGACCATTGAAGACATCATGGAAGTCCAAGAGTACAAAACCAGTAAGCGCCCTGATACTGAGGAAGATTAAAACATGGCAGGTCTTACTTTCCTTCGTGTAGTCTCCAACGCTGAACTCGACAAACAAGACGAGCAAGCAGCGGCACAGGCTTTGCAGGAACGCCAAAACCAACCGATGGTGTTGGGTCTGGCGCAGCATATTCGTATGTGCTGGGATGTGGCAAAGATTGCCAAGAAGCCAATTGAAGATGAGATGTTGCGTGCGCTACGTCAGCGTAACGGACAGTACGAGCCTGACAAGTTGCAGCAGATTAAAGCGCAAGGCGGCTCAGAGATTTACATGATGATTACTGAAGTCAAGTGCCGCGCAGCGGAATCTTGGCTACGTGACATCTTGCTCGATAGTGGTACTCCACCGTGGGATATTGTGCCCACCCCGATTCCTGATTTGTCTCCGAACGACCGTCGTGAGATTCAAGACATCTTCGCCAACGAAGTGTTGACGATGTTGCAAGAGAATCAGAAAGCTCCTACCAAAGAGGAGATGGCACAGATTAAAGAGATGGTCTCCCAAGACTATCGCTTCAAGATTTTGCAAGACGCACAGAACCGTGCTGACAAGATGAAGCTCAAGATTGAAGACCAGTTTGCCCAAGGCGGTTGGTCTGATTCGTTCAACGACTTCATCACTGACCTCGTGACTTTCCCTGCGGCCTTCATCAAAGGCCCGATTGTTCGTCGTCAGCGTACCCTCGGTTGGAAGACCGTCATGGGTAAGACTGTTGTCGAGCCAACTGAACGTCTCGCCCCTGAGTTCGAGCGTGTTGACCCGTTCCGTATTTATCCTGAGCCGGGCATTACTCGCATCGAAGAAGGCTACTTGTTCGAGCACCACCCCCTTTCTCGTTCAGACCTGTCAGACCTTATTGGTGTGCCGGGCTATGACGAGGATGCTATTCGTCGTATCTTGGATGAAGGCTCTGGCCCATCTTGGATTAACGAAGACGTGGAACTCATCAAGAACGAGGAGGAGCGCAAGTTCTACTCGTACATGCGTCCGACCGATGTGTTCGACGCACTTGAGTTCTGGGGCAAAGTCTCCGGCAAGATGCTTCGTGAGTGGGGTCTGACTGAGGAAGAAGTTCCTGATGAAGCCCAAGAGTACGATGCCAACGTTTGGATGATTGGTAACTACGTCATCAAGGCTGTGTTGAACTATGACCCACTGGGTCAGAAGCCTTACTGCAAGACTTCGTTCATCAAGTGCCCCGGCGCTTTCTGGGGTAAGGGTATCCCTGAAATCATCGAAGACATCCAGAACGTCTGTAACGCAGCGGCTCGTGCTCTCGTGAACAACATGGGTATTGCTTCTGGCCCTCAGGTCGAAGTGAACCTAGAGCGTATTCCTCCGAACGAGGACATCACACAGATGTCACCTTGGAAGATTTGGCAAGTGACCAACGACCCTGTGGGTTCGAGTGCACCTGCTGTACGCTTCACGCAGCCTGAAGACAACGCCAACACGTTGGTGGCTGTGTACGATAAGTTTGCTCGTCTGGCAGATGACCACTCTGGTATCCCTGCCTACCTGTACGGCAACACCGATGTGCAAGGTGCAGGCCGCACGTCGTCTGGTCTTTCTATGTTGATGGGTGCTGCTGGTAAAGGCATCCGTCAGGTGGTTGGTCACATCGACGGTGATGTGATTAAGCCCATTGTCCAACGTCAGTTCGTGTACAACATGCGCTACGACGAGGACGAATCTATCAAGGGCGACGTTCAAGTCGTGGCCCGTGGCGCAGTTAACTTGGCTGTCAAAGAGACTGTCAACGTGCGCCGCATCGAATTCCTCAACGCAACCGCCAATGAAATCGACATGTCGATTATGGGTCGGGATGGCCGCGCCGCGATTCTTCGTGAAGTGGCTAAAGGGTTGCAAATGCCTGTGGACGAACTTATTCCATCTCGGGACAAACTCGCTTATCAGACCCGCGTAGCAGCGGCTGCGGAGCAAGCTCAAGCACAACAGGCTGCGCAGCAGCCCGCTGGAGCGGCACTCCAACCTGATGGTGCACCCAAAGGTGGAATGGAAGCGAACACAGTCATGAACCGTAGTGGGGGTCAGCCGTGATACGTCCTGACCCATCAGTTGTGAAAGCTCTTTCTGTCGCTGTGCGTCAGCACCCAGAGATTCTGGAGTGGTTGAAGTCATGGCGTATGCACGAGCTAGAGCAGCTACCATCTGCGGTAAACAACGCGGCATTGATGCAGGGGCGATGCCAAGTTTTGGGCGAGATTTACAAGCTCGCCAAAGAGTCCCCTGAACTAGCGGCAAAGTCCTAACTGATATGACTCGCCGTCTAATCCACGCATACCGATAGGAGCGTTTTACTATGGCACTTCCAGAGCAAATTCGTAAACAGACCGAGGCAGTTCAAGAACTGTACGCACAACTTAATGGTGATGGAACCAATGGCGAGGGACAAAATCCTCCAGCCGATGGTGGAACTCCGCCCAAAACAGATGCTGCTAACAGCACTCCGACCGCCGACGCGAACGCTGACACGAACGGTGCTACTCAATCACCCGGCGCTGAGCACGCAAGTGGTGAAGAAAAAGGCTCAGAAGAAAATCTAACTCAGAAATACCGTACCCTCCAAGGCATGTACAACGCCGAAGTTCCACGTCTGCATAGCCAGAACAAAGAACTCTCAGGTCGTTTGCAGCAGATGGAGCAGTTGCTGGCAACCATCTCAGCACAACAGTCTTCCGCACGTAACATGGCGCAAACGCAAGTTGACCCGCTTGTTACCGAAAAAGATGTTGAGGAATATGGAGAATCGCTTGACGTGATGCGTAAAGTGTCGCGTGAGGAGTTAATCCCTGTTGCTCAGAAACTTGTGCAAATTGAGCGGATGCTTCAGCAGTTGCAGACTAACGTCGTGCCACAGGTTCACAACCTCGCACAGCGTCAGGCTATGACTGTCGAACAGCAATTCTGGTCGGAATTGACTGCTGCTGTACCTAATTGGAAAGACATCAACGAAGACCCTGACTTCCAGTCTTGGCTTCTTGAGTTTGACCCACTGTCAGGTATCAGCCGTCAAACCATCCTAGAGGATGCACAACGCAGCCTTGATGTACGCCGAGTTGGTAGTTTCTTCAAGTCTTGGCTTGAGA